TATTTGAAATGTAACCTTCACCTTTTTCTTGTTTCATATTATACCTATATTAAATTCTATATCTATGTTGTAAATATAGAATTTTTTTGTAAATAAAAATTTACAAAACTTTTTTCTGATTTTTTTAGAAATGAGGAACACTAGGCATAGAAGGCATCGACGGAGCTGATGTTCTATGTGCACCCATTGAAGGCATTTGAGATTTTGCCTTAGCAATTTCCTTCTGATTAGCCTCATTTTCTTCATTAATCATCTTATTGATAATCTGCTGTTCAACTTCTACTTCAACCCATGACCAATCATTTGTTATTTGTAAATTTGAATACTTAGCAATTCTTGTTATTGTTTCAAGAATCTGAGATAAATCAACATTATTAAATAAATTCTGGTCATTGATTTCAATTTTTACCTTATGTGGTTTACCACAATGAGGACAATCAATCGTGACTTCTTTAATAACACCACAATAATTATCATCAATATGCGATTTTAAAGCCATAAAGTCATTTGCTGTCAGATTACTTACGAATGTATACTTTTCTTCCATAGAATTATCAGTATCAATCCATAAACAAACTTCATCAATATCATCTTCTACAATAAATGAAGAATCTCTATATCGAGGAATTCTAACAGGTAATGTAATATCTAAGTCACTAAGATAAACAGAATTAATAAAAGGATGATCCAAATATTTAAATTCTAAATCCAATAATTTAATTGTATGTTCAATCTGTTTCTTACATCCAGAACATTCTGGAATGGTTATTACGAAACCATTAGCATTAATAAAACTGTTTAATCTAATCCAGAAAATCAAAAATTCTCTATCTGCTAAAAGCAAATCATCATAAGAAAAATTTTCAAGAATCGTGCACTTTTCGAGTAATTCATTACAAATGTTTGTAGCATTACCAGGAACAAGTGTAGCTAAAAACTTTACTTCGAGAACAGACATAGAACGTGCTTTTATCTTAGCATTCTTTGGATATAGTCTTCCTCGTGATGGCAATTCTTTTAAATCAATTTGCCAAAAATTAAAATTATCATAATTATGATTTATATTAGGGTCTTTTCTAATATTCATATTATTCTCCCAGATCTGATAATAAACGCATTGATGCAGTACCATTGAACATACCACCAGGAACTACGCCTGTTGCATAATCAACTGCTATTGCTGTAGCATTAATTGCATCTTTTAAATGTTTTTCAAATTCATCCCAGAAAATATTAAATATCTCTGGGTCAGCTGGATCTTCTGCTTGTATACGGGCTATAAATTTTTCACCATAAAGAATAAAGTGCCCAGTAACAAAACCAACCGATAAATTCGAAATAATACTTATCGGTGGTACAGAAACCCAAACTCTTAATTTTTGGTTAATTGTTAAACCAATATAATTAAAGATGTTTGGAAATAATTGTTGCTCAGTTAAAGCATAAGATTGTAATATCATTGGTTGAAAGCTTAAAGTTTCCACTAATGGTTTAAGACATTCTGCAGCAAATGGAACAGTTGCACCATTTGGTGCTGTTACTGTACCTTTTACAGAACCTGTCTGAATTACCAACCTTTCATTAAACCATTCATTAAGTGCTTCGGCTAATTTTACATAGTATAAACCGAAAGGCGTTGATGCTTCAATTTCTTTTAATTTAGGTTGAATGATACTTCTAAAACTTCTAAATGCCATTATTTAAAATCACTCCAGAAATCGTCATTATATTCCATTGCATCAGCCATCATGTCAATGGTCATATTATCTTCTTGTTTAATTTCTTCTTTGATTCTGATATTATCCATATCGATTTCTGGTTGTAATGTGGCATATACAGCCCAATATAAAGCTGAAACAGTATCATCATGATTTCCTTTTGCAGCTTTGAAAACGTTAGACTGTTGTTCTTCAAATCTTGAAAGTTCTGCAATAGTTACACCATCATGAATGGTAAGAATTTCAGCATCAACGACTCTTTGTAATTCGAGGCATGCATCGAGCTTGGAACGTTTATCTGATTTAGTTCCTAAACCTTTACCTGCTTTTTCAGTATTTAAAAGATTTGGATTTTCAAGTGTATACCAAATTTCTTCTACAACCTGTTTACCTGGGTCATTGTTTTCAATAATGAAATAAGCATTGTTATACATCTTGGAAACATTGTCAATAATTCTGGCAAACTGACCAGGTTTTACAGTATTGGAACGATATGTTGCAACTTGTTCCATGTGATACTTGTCTTTAATTTCAATAACCTGAATACAAGCATAGTCACCACCAACACCAGCACAAGGGTCACATCCCATTAAATAGAAATGTCCAGCTTCAGGCTTTTTATAAATCGATAATGACAAATCTTCATAGAGAACATCGATTGGTTCCATTTCTACAAGTTTTTCAAGAACATTACCACTAATCAATGTATTAGAAGAACCAATGAATGAGCAGTTATGATGAATAACTCCATTCGTTGTTTCATACAATGCACCATCAATATTAAGAGGAGTATAAACTGTTTTAACTCCTACTTCTTCTATTTGAACAACTTGACTTATATCAAACGTGCTATTCTTTACTTGAGAACCACGTTTAAGATCTTTTGCATAAATGTCTTGATTATCAGGTGTTTTAAACCTATGGTCTAAAGAGCATGTAATTTCAGAATTATCAAATATAATATGAACAGACTCAGCTGATTTCTTCTGAAATCCATCGAATTTCTTGAATGTATCACCAATCTTAATAAACATAAAAACTCACTGAAATAAACAGAATATTTTATATATTTATAACAACTAAAACTATAAATATTATAAAACAATTAGAAGGGCTTAAAATATGTTAAATTTAGATGTAACTCCTGCTGAAATGAGTTCTGACGAAATCAAGTCATGGCTTAATGAATGTGCAGCTGAAATTGAAAAAGCATATGATGATGATAATATTACATATGCAAATAAGCTTGATATGATTTATCAAGCAGTAAAGCAAATGGGTGCTGAAAAACTCAAGAATGAATCCTTTAAGGGATATATGAAAGCTTCATTCTTATCAGAATCTGTTACTGAAGATGGTAATGATGCAACAAGCTTGATTGAAGTTGATGAATGTATCAATACAATTAAGAAGCAATTAAAAGATTGCGAAGTTGAACTTGATGCAAAGGTAACAGTTGATGAAAATTTAAAGGTTGTTGACTTTCAACCGATTACCGTTGATATTGGTTTTAAGCTTCCTTATATTGACGATTTGCAACACATTGTCTTAACATATACACCTTCTGAAATTCCTACTGATTTAGATATTGATTCTATTCCAGCCAAGGATTATAAGGCAACACCACAAGGCGAAAATACAGAAATTGCATTTAAGTCTATTACCAATTTGTCTGATAATCTTCCAGAATTAATGTTCAAGGAAACTATCGAATGGCCATTTGAAATGGATTTCAAGTCTGCTGCAGTAGAAAAGAAGTTTAATAAGAATAAGACTTTAACTGCTAAGATTGTTGCGTTACTTGGTAAGGAACAATTAATTAATAAGGTTAGTGGTTATCAGTCTACTCACTCTTCTGGTTCTAATAGAGCAACAAGAGCAAAGAGAGAAGCTGAAGTAATCAGGGCATCAGTTCGTGCTCGTGGACCATTCAAATCCAGAACTGAAATTCTTAAAGATACACTTACTGCAATTCCAGGCATTACTTCTGTTAGAGAAATGGATGTCATGGGTGATCATAAGTATTATAAGAAGTTCAGAATTACCTTTAATGGCGGTTGGTTTGATGTTTTCAATGGCGGTATGGATTTCAGAGTTACTGATAGTACTGGTGGTTTCGGTAATAGTCAGGAATTCAGAACTGATACACATGATCCAGACGCATCTGTAAATAATACACGTAATAAAGTTGTAGCATATATCAAGCAGAGAATGGAAGCTATTAAACGTGGCGGTATGGGTGCTAGAGAACGTGCTGCTTTAGAGATGAGAAATAGACCGCAAAGACGCGATTTAACGACTGAATATAACGAGTTTGTTAAGATGGCTGAAGAAACCCTAGCTGGAACAAATGTCACGTCCAGAGACGTCTTATCAGACAAATATGACCGTCTCATGTATAGTGAACGTTTCTTGTCTGATGAGCAGATGACTAAGATTACTGAACTTGCAACACAACTTGATATTTAAAAAAAATAAAGCTTGGATAAATTCCAAGCTTTTTTAATATAAAAAAATATGTGAACAAAAGTTCACATATTTTTATTTTCTCCTAAATCTATTAGATAGCACCGTAGTCAGTTAATCTTGCAGCAACATCTAAGTAATTTTCGTAAGATTCGTTGATTAATTCTTTATTTTCTTCAACTTTAGTAGATTCTTCAACTGGTTCTGTTTCAGCAACTGGAGTGTTATTAACTTGAACTTCTAAACCATTTGTCTGGAGAGCAGTTGTTGCACGTCTTAATGCAGCAGGAGTACCAGTAATATGAACAATAGAACCATCAATTTCAGAAGTTACGTTAACATTCGGGAAGATTTCTTCAGCAGCAATCTGTGCTTCTTCTGCATTAACAAATTCAATCCAGAGATCATTAGAAGATGCTGTAGCAGCTGGTGCTTCAGGTGTAATGAATTCACCATATTCACCAATAAGATCTTCCAATTCTTCTTGTTTCTTCTTAATTGTAAGAGAACCATCTTCATTTTCAGTAAACTTAATGTTACCATTATTAAGTCTGATTCTTACACGAGTTAATGCACCTGGAGTTGCTGGCTTAAAGATAGATACCTTACCAGAAGCAACAGTATTAACTCTGTTTCTACCGACAGCGATTTCGAGCTTAGTATATAAACCTTCAACCTTTTCTCTTTCTTCTGCAGTAAGTTCATCTGCACGAGCCATTAATTGGTCAATACGGTCCTTGATAAGGTCAGCATTGGAACCACCACGGCTGAAAGAAGTAATAGAATTTTGAATATTTCTAATGAGTGTTTTAGCATCAAGTGCGCTATCGTCACGAGAATGAGTAGTTCTTGCAAGACCTTGTTCAGTCCAACCGCCTTGCGGAATACCTTCACCGCCTTCAACACACTGATTAATATATTCTCTTTCTTTCTGTAATTCTTCGAGATATTCTTGATTACCTGTTTCTGGGAATACTGCAAGTGCTGCATCGAAGTTTGCTAAAAGAGTTTCAGCAGTATTCTGAGACATACCCTTACTGTTAGCACTCTTAAAGTCATTTTCAACCTTAGAAAGAGCTTCAGCAACACCGAATGTCTTAGCTTGACCTCTAACTGTCAAATCAACAGTTCCTGCATCTTCAAGACCTGCGAAAGAACCAGTATAACGACCATTAAAACGAGCCATTTCGGAAAGAATCTGATATGACTTTGTTTTTGTAGCACGACGTGATTCTAAGGATTCCATCAAGCTCTTAACAGTATTCTTAATATAGCCATCAAGATTATCATTGACAGAGTAACCAACAGAACCTAAAATTTTCTTTGCTTCATTTAATTTCATTTTAAATTCTCCTAATTTAATTACTTTATATTATTTATAAAGAATTATTCAGAAATATTATTAATATTGAATTTTCTGACTTTTTTATAATTAACCGCTTCGTTATGTGAAACAATATCGAATTTTGTTCTATGCGGGATGATTTCGTTCATATCATTAATAGAAATCATATGCCATTTTGTTAGCCATAATGCAATAGAATTGCGTCTTTCTATATCTTCTAAAGATACATTACCAAAGCCATGATATCCATTCTTATTAGGAGCTAATGTAAATAATTGTTTAAAATGAACTAAATAATACGTATCAAACTGTTTTAAAAGGTGACAAGATTGATAAATTATCTTATTTTTCTTATCAACAATTCCCATTCTTGACAATGTTTCTTTAATAACATTTGGATCTACCAGTAGCTTCACTTCCAATAATCTGTTTGTCTGGTACATTTAATATTCCTCTGGTTTCCAATCAAATTCTTTCATTTCACTTAAGAATAATTTATTAGCAACAGCTTCTGGTTCAATTTCATCAGTTATTGAACTAGTAAAGAATGTCATTAAAATATCTTTAACGCTTGTATATCTAACAAGTTCAGATTCAGATAATTTCGAGAAGCCATAATCAGCATAACCATTATTACTATAAATTAAATCCATTTCTTTTTTAAGTTTAGTAATATTAAGGTATTTACTATTGTAAATTAAATACTTATTATTTTTAACTTCTCTAGCTGTCCAAATAGTAGGTTTTGCAGTTTTAACTACTTCTTCAAGCGTTAATTCTTTATCAGCTTTACGAACAACTGTATCTTTTATCTGTTCATCAGTCGCTTTATTTTCTTCTTCTACTAGATATTGCTTAAAATTAATCATATAATTATTTATAAGTAAAAAAGGAGTATTAAAGTACTCCTTTTTCTTTATTTTTTGTTAAAATTACTTAATTTTTGGTAAGAAGAACGACGGAACGAATGGCATCGGAAGTAAAATATCTTCACCACAAGAATCGCACTTAAACTTTGCTACTGGCTTTGCACTGAAAAGCAATTCTGCCATTTCATTTGTAAAATGACTGAAGCTCTTTGCATCCATATCACAAATATATTCGTAAGCCTTATACAAAGACATCTTAGTATCATTTACCTTAAGAATATAGCTAGAAAGTTCAAGAAGTTCAGGATTGATTTCAATCATGATGTTTTGGTCATTCTTTAAACGATTGATTGCACCTTCAGTAGCGATTGTCGGATAAGTAATTGTAATCTTATCCTTATTTGGTAATTCAATATATTCTGGAACGTCTTTGTCAAGATATGTAACGTCAAGATTCTTGAGGAAGAACTTATAATTTCTGATATTACCACAATTATCACAAGTTCCACGAAGAAGGAACGGAATATCATCATAAGTGAAAGCACGGAGGTAATAAATTAACCAAATCTTATCACCTGTAAGAATCTTACCTGTTTCAATACCCCATAAACAATTAGAAAGAACATTATTAATAACATTATTAATATTATTTTCATTAATTGTTGCAAGATTCTTAATATTTAAAGTATTTAATTTCTTTACATAGATTGTTTCTGGATAGAATTTACCTCTTGACGGTAATAAACTCTTATCCAACATTACTGCACCTTTAGGTGGTTGATTACTTAACTGATTAGAAACTTCTCCAACATTACTTTGAGTAATATTATTCAAATCTAACTTTTCTGATTTCATATTTTCACCTTTAATATTTAAACAATTTTATATATTTATAAATTTTAAATATCTATCTATACACACGTTCAAAATATCTGTAGAGACAATAAGCCTATTTAAGGAAATAGGCAAAAGACTAATACATCTGTCTTCGACTAGTGGATTTACAAACGAGCTTACGGGTCGGTCATCCTGTACTCCGGCTATATCTCGTCCTACCAATGGCGGCTAAATATACTGCTTGCTAGACAGTATTTCGATGAACATTCCATTATCCGTTAATACCGGATCATATAAATGAAAGACACAGTTCTAGTATCTTTAATGGCTAACCCTCTACCGACAGTTCCATTGGATTGGTCTTCGCTCCGAGGAATTAGACTTTGGAATTTATGGAATCAAATATAGATTGATTGTAAAATTTTGTAAACTAAAGAATACCAAAAAGTCTGATTTTTTAGCTTAGATAACCATATTCCCTAATAACACGTTTAAAGCTTGCTTTAGTTTTATCTTTAACTTTTAACTTATCAACACTTCTGGATAATTCATCCAATGTAGCCTGACTAAATGTTCCACGTTTAATATCTTCATTAAGCATCTGAACATTACTTTCATCCTTATTGAACTGGTTCCAAACAGTCTTAAATCCACTATAAGCATGTTCCATATGTAACATACCCTGAACTGTCTTATTAGCAGTGCCTTTATTGCTATCAATAACTGTTTGTCTAGTGCTTTCAGACCAACCCTCGGTATCTACTAACATATTCTTATCGCTAACTCTCTGAGAAGCATCTTCATCAAGCTGAATATTTAGATAAATACCCTTACCCTTATCAAGCTTAACTACAGATGTATTACCATAGTCATCTGTAATAACACCACCTGTTGTTTCAAGTAATTGATTAAGACCTTCTTTAGCACCTTTCAAGTTTGCTTTCTTACGTTCTTCTTTAGTAGTATAACCTATACCACCACCATTTGCTAAAAATACGTCAACAATTGCTTCTTTACCACCAAATGCTTCTTGAACAGCCTTGTTAAGTGAAGCAGAATCTTTGAACTGCATTGTAACACCATTGATGTTAACAGTAATTTCACCAAGGTCACTATAACCTCTAGCACCTTCAGAAGAACCAGAACCTAAGTTAATTGTACCTCTTGCACCACCAGTATCAAGCATATCAAAGAATACGTGTCCACGTTCACCTTCCCTAGCAGTAACTTCTTTTTCATAAGAATAAACAATAGCACCTATTAATGGGTCATTACCATTATAACTACTACGTATAGGTGTGGTTTCTTTCTTAGGAGTATCAACTTCCATACCAACAGCTTCTTTAATTGCTCTATTCAAATCATCTTCAGTTGCATAATCTTTCTGTAATTCTTTAGCAAGAGAATCAGCATCAGTTACTGGTTTATTCAATTCATCAATTCTAGCAACATTTTCATTCATCTTATATAAAATATCACTAATTTCTGCAACTGTTTCTTCATCAGCATTAGTAAATTTTAAGAATCTTGCTACAGCTTCAGTTTCATAAATATCTGCACCATTTGCAGCATTAAATCCGACTAATTCATAATCACCACCAGCAACAGATTCTTTTGTATTCTCACCATGTTCAGCACGAATATTAGCATTCAAGAAATTCAATAGAGTTTCAGTTTGATTTGCCATTGTGCTGCCACCTTTACTTTCAGCAATTTGTTGCATAAGTGCTAGTTGTTCAGGAGAAGCATTTTCCATACTTTTTGCATAAGCAACAGCAAGGCGTTCCATCATATATTGATTTAAATCTAAGTTTTCATTAGCCAATTCATCAATTCTCTTATCAGCCAATTTACGTTCAGCTTTCAATATCTTATCAGCATACTCAGTATTTTTATGATTTTTGAGAGTTTCTTTAAGAGCATCATTAAGCGCTTTATTATCTGGCAATGTATATTCTGTAGTATATCTGCTTATTTCATCATTATCACCATAATGTTCTAATGTTAATGGTTCGTCCATTACATAAACAACATTAAATGTAGCAGTAATTTCGATTGGACTACCAAATCCGTTATTATTGAAAGATGGCATTCCATGTTCTTTTAAACGACATACATAAACTTTTCTATCAGCAACGTCTACCATTGATTCATTAAATTGTGTAACGCGTATATTGATAAGAGGAGGTAAATATCCTTTATAGAGATTCGGTCCCATCCATGTACATAATTGTTTAAAGACTTCCATCTTGTCTGTTTCTTCAAAAGTAATTTCTAATGAAGTTTCACCATACTTAAAGATAGGAACGACATATGCAGTATTACCGAAAACCTTTTTATTTTCGGTATCTAATTTATATACTGGTTGAGTAATCTTCTTAATAGTATACTTGAATTTAGTATACTCTTCAATTCTATCACCTTCAGCAGCATTAGGCCAGATTTCAGCACTGAATCTGTAATTGATATGTGGTCTAAGCCTTTGTATATTAAAAATATTTACAAGTCCCATAGATTACCAACCCTCAAAAGGATCATAGTATTGTGGATTCTCTTCTTTAATTTCTTCAGACTTATATATGACATTAGTCGGAACATTATCTTTTGGTTCATTGTTAATATCAGTATCAGTCATTGCATCTGTATTTGTAGATAACATATCAGATTCAGGTGCAACTTCACTTGTCTTGTCTGTTGTAGAAGTAGAAGTATCAAGTTTAAATGTTTCTGCAAGTTCTGCATACTTTCTAAATTCATCCATTGGGTCACTATTAACATTGAGTTCATCAACGTTTTCATGATTGTTGTGCCAGACACGTAACTTGAATGTATAAGTAATTGGAGTAGACAAGAATGTCGTCTGTTCAGCAAATTCCTTTACATTAACAACTTCATAATAAGTGTCAGAATATTCGATATAAACAATATCACCAATCTTTGGAACCTCAGCTTCGTAAATATCCTTCATATCTGGATATGAAAGTTGAGATGCTTCATAGAAATGTTGAACTGTGCATTGACAAGTTATAATTTCTGGAAAAATCATACCCTGAAGTTCATATTGTCTCTGCATTGTTGGGATAGATTCAGTATACATCTTTAATAAGAATCTACGTTCTACATTTGCCAATGGGTCTTCACCATATAATCTGTCTTTTTTAGTATCAATGTTTTTTAAATAATATTGAACTTCAAATCCAAACATATTATATGCTTCAGAAGAAAGTTCAGAAAGTAATGCTGCTTCTGCTTTATAACAGTCATTTTCCATACTATCGAAATAACGAGGAGCAGTCCAGTCCTTACCTTGGACTGAACAGTTACCCTGTTTAAATAGTTTAGAAAATTCAGATGCATATGATTGAACTGCCATACATTATTTATAAATAATAAAGAATATTGGAGAATTTTAAATGGATAAAAAATACGGAAAAATCTTTAAAACTGTTCCAAAACAATCTTTTAGCGATTATTTTTCTACTAAAAAAAGAGAAATAAATGACGAAGAAAGATATAATGAAGCAGTTAGAATTATGCATGAACATCGATATGCTATTTTAAACGAAGGTAAAATGGCACAATGGATTGCTGGTGTTGCATTGTCATTAGGACTTATTACTAATGCCATGGCAAGAGATTTTAATGCTCAAGCTTCATCTGGATATACAAGTCAGAAAGCATCTACTTCTATATTTAATAAAAATTTACAGAAGAATTTTAATATGGAATCTGACGTTCAGTTGACTGACACGATGGTTCAAAATATTGTTGATAATGTCGCTAAGAAGATTGCAAATAGAATGGTTAAAGAAAATAAATATGAAGAAGATGAATTACTTGAACTTCCAGAATGGAAAGATGCAGTTGAATTCTATAAGCAACTTGTAAAGGCTGATGAAAGTTTAGGTAATATGTTTTCTCGTCGTTTAGATAAAGCACTAACACAAAGTATTAGAATTGCTCCTAACATACAACGATATGTTTTAAAGAATGGTTAAATTAAAAAGGTTACTCAAACGAGTAACCTTAAATTTTTAATTCTTACCAAGTAATGTAATTAAATCATCTTTTGTTTGTCTTGGTGTTTCATATTTAACAAATTGACCACCACCATTTGCAAATGCTTCACAATTTTTTCTGAAGTCATCAATCAATACTGAATTTTGGTCAGCATAATATTCTTTTTCTTTACCAAGATTCGTAATAATAATGTGATGTTTATCAATTTTGGTATTATTCTTTAACCAATTTAGTTTACCAATCTTACCGTCTGTGAAATTTACAGAAGTTAAGATAAATAAATCTATATTTTCTTGTTCACAGAGTTTTAAAATCCATTCGTAAAGTTCTTTACCTTCAGGAAGCCACTCCATTTCTTCCCAGAATTCTGGACCTCCCTGGTGAACTATTTCCCAGTTGACCTTGTTACCGTTAATACATTCATACTTTTCGCATTGTCCGCGAAAATTAACAATAACACCGTCCATGTCAAGAAAAATTTTATCAATCATAATTTATCCTATATTATTTATAGATAAAATCAGAAGCTATTAGTCCAAGCGGATGTTCATCAGTCTTGGTTATAAAAACTTCCTGAATATATTTTGGTTGATTATTTAGGTTTTCTATACCAAATTTAAGTTTCAATTCAAGTCGTAAAGACTCACAAAGCGAAAATGCGTCAATAATATCAGAAGTTGGAGCTGCACCTTTCTTACCGTCTTTTACTGGAGGTAAGTCAGAAATATCTAACAAAATATTACCATAACTCTTTTTCTCATTCATTTCAAGAAGAGTATTTTTCATTCTGATTTTATCAGCATTACCATAATCAGAGAAAAGTTTTTTATTCTGGTTAGGCGGATAAAATCTGAGTTTTTTACCTTCTCTAAATAGCATTTGTTTGATATATCCTTCAAATTCTGCCAAATCAAAGACTTTACCACTTTTACCACGAGATAATGCAAAGGCTTCAACTGCTATATAATCACAATCTTTACACCATTCTAAAATAGTATCTTCCAAGAAACTATAACGTTGATATATGTTATTGTAATCTTTATAACTGTAAAAGACCAACCCTGGTAATATAGCATTTTTCTTGACAGTTGTAAATCCATGTCTTTCTAAATTCTGAATATTAAATTTATCGTCAACTTCTTCGATAACGACACCCGAGCTGGTAATGGAAAGATCAAGTCCTGCAATTTTCATAATTTCACCTTTAAAATAAACACTTTTCTATTTATAAATATTTATGTATGGCTAATATATATGTTGATTTGAAAAACGGTGAAATTCCAGCAATACCATTTGCGACTGGAAAAATATTTGATGTTAATTCGCCTATTGATAAGTCAAAAATACCAATAGATCCAGAAACAACAGACACCAATGATAATATTGATGAAAAAATAGCATCTGATAGTTTTATTACTCCAGTGGAATATTATAATAAGATTTCTGACGGAACACATGGTAGTGTTGAAAAAGATAAGCAGGGTTATTATAATGAAAATGGAACAAACTCCAATATTGAAATAAAGTGGTTCTGGTTAGAAGAATTAAAGAACTGGTGTACTTATATGGTTTCAACAAATGGCCATGAAGCACTTAATATTTTTACATTGAGCGTTTGGAATGGTAAGAATGGTTGGATTAGTATTGCAAATAGAACAATGGCTGGTGATCCTTATTCAATTTCACAAGATTTATTTTGCATTCGTAAATTCCAAGAACCATTTTTATTAGATGCGAGAGGATATTATTTATCTAATAATACATTTATTCCTGGAACAGATAAGCATGTATATGAAAAGCTTTATTCTGGTAAAAATGATATTACGCAAATACGTGGTTTAGTTCAAAATGTATATCAAGATCAAGTTGTATCTTTATTGCCATTTAGATTACAACATATTATGGGTATTAGATTACAGAAAAATACAAAATATACAATAAATGACCAAAACAATTTCCAGACAATACGTTGGAATACTTTATATAATCCAGTTACCGCAGAAAAAGTAATTGGAACTTATTTAGGTGCATATGCACAAGCAAATGTAAGATACCCGGTATCAACTGGTATTCCTACTGTTTGGCGATTGCCATCTGGTGATATATTTTTAGCTACAACATTTTATTGGAATGCTGATAATGGCAATGCATATTATTTTGCAAAAGATGAAGGTGGATTATTTAGAAAAAGATTTTATAAAACTGGTGATACACCGGAATTTAAGATGATGGGTGATAATGACTTTACTGCTGCATCATGGATTAATTCATTATGTGCTAGTTATTTTGGTTCTGGTAATAATAAGACAATAGAAAATGATTGGTTAAGAGAAAAACCACCAGCAACTAATGATGAAACAGATTATTCTATTGATTATACTAATATGCTTGATACAACTAAAACGTTTGAACAACATAATATAAATAAAGAAAATTCTATGAAGTGTACTTTTACGGTTCATAGACCGAATGTTACAACAGAAGAAGCTCAGACACCTGATTACGCTAAAAAGTGGTAAATAAATGGAATCTTTTATTTTTAATGATTTTAAGAGAAGAATAATTGAAGGCGAAGTGCCTCTATCAGATACTTGGACACTGTTCCCAGTAAATAAGTCATTTACTGCGGAATTTGATGGTAAACTTGAGTATATTAAAAGTAGTAATGATCTTAAATTGTTTTATCAAGCAAATCATAAAGATGAAATTTATGATTTTGACAATTTTAAAACAAATATGTTTTTGGAAAATTATATTTATGAAAAGCTTGAAACTACTGATTTAAAGTCAAAACCATTTTTTGTTACTGAAGACAATTTTGAATATTTCTTAACTATATTTCCAGGACAAGAACATTTAAGAGAATTGTTCTTTAGTGCTAATGAGGACCGTACTGTTTTTTATAATTTTTCAAGACCTGACCATAAAGTTAAAGAAGCAGTTGGTGATAATATTGTAGAAAAAGATGTATTCCGTGGTTTTTATTATGTAAATACTGCTGAAGAATTAAAGTGGTGTGCAGATAAAGTTAATGGAACAATTTATGATAATAAAATCAATATTGTATTAGGTGATAATATTGGTGTTAATAAAGAAAATTTTACAATTGATTCAATAGGAAATACATCTATTGATAATAATTCTGATTTTAAAATAATCAATTTTTCAATCGGTTCAAATCCAGCACAGCCATTTGAAGGTATTTTCTATGGTAATGGTTTTAAATTCGTTAATATAGTTCTTGATTGTCAAGAAGATGTTAATGGTATTTTTGGTTATATTGGAACAGAAGGTATAGTTTCTACTGTTAGAATTGATGGTGTTAATATTTTAAGATGTAAAAAAGCAATTTCATTAACACATTTAACAACTGATGGTTCTAACATTTATGCAGGTATATTATGCGGTAAAAATAATGGCGCTATAGAAAATGTAACTGTTAATGGTAATGTTATTTTTACAAAGTTTGTTCCTAAAATGTATCATTCTAAAATGAAGACTGATAATAAGGACCAAGCACAATCAACTACAACTTTTGAATATTATCCAAATTATTATTGTTATGATAATCCAGGTAATATTATTCCTTACATTGGTTATTTCAATGAAGGTGTTTTCGCAACATTTTCTGGATATAATGCACAAGGTAATATTCAATTCTATTGGAATACTGAATCTCCAGTTCTTTATGAAGGTATAACTCAAGATACAAATGCTATTCAATCACCATTGGAATGGTATTATTTTGATTCTCGTCCAAATATTAGCGATGAGACACATTCGTATTTTTACATGTATAATACTTATGTTAAGAATCGTCTTAATGTATTGTGGTATGATGGAACTATTATTGATAAAGCTGCTCAAATGGCAGGTAAAAAAGCTGGACAAATCTGTTCTAATGGTTTATATTTAGTAGAACCATCAGATTTATTAGGATATGATCCTAATGGTACATATCTTAGAAATCAATACGGTTTAAGTCCACAAATATACAATAGATTAAAATATGCACAATATTTTAATAAGTCTATAAAATTATCTCAACAAAATAGAGCAGCATATTATGTTTCACCATTAATTGGTAACAATAATAATATTGTTAATAATGTTTGTATATCATGTTCTGCATATACGTCTGGAACTTTTGTTGGTTTCATGGGTGGTATTGCTGGTATGCAAAATTATGGTAATCTTTCAAATATATGTAGTTGTATTAGTGCATATGATGTTCCAGAAACTTCTACAGATTTAAAACAAAAAACATATTATAAGCGTGATTGGGAATATAATACTTTAAACGGCGTTGAATATGTATTCCCAAAGAAGAGTATTAAAAATATTGGCGGTTTATTTGGTGCTTGTGTTGTTCAAGGCAATTATGGAGTTCCTGGACTTACAATAACTAATGTTGTTGCTCATTTAAATAATAAAAATAATATTATTTTTAGAGATAGCCTTGAAACCCCAATGTATGATGACTATTATTTTAATAATAGATTTGGAACATTTGCTGCAATGATGGAGCTTAATACTTCTAACATTAGTGATTTTTGGAATTATACTCATGAATTAAATAATCCGCAAAATAGATGTATTAAAGTAACAAATGGCATTTTTGGTTATGCTGAATATTTTGCTGCTGAAGATGGTGTATTAAAATGTTCTCCATATTGTATTGAATCAGAAGGAGTTAGTAATTACCAATATTGGATGTATGGTGTTGCTTCACCATTATTTGCTGAATTGAAACCTACTTATTTGGCAACACCATCTATTATTTCAACATTATTTGAAAATGTTGGTACTCCATTAGAAAATAATAATACATATTCTCATGTTGGTATTTTTGGTGTTGACCAAAATTTTGCTGCACCATTCTCTAATCCTAATTTCTGGTCAATTAATACAGAATTAGATTTACCTGGTGTTGGTGGCACTCAAATAGAAGATACTGTTAATCATACTACTGGCAACTTTGATGTATTTACTGCTGCTGGTGGTATTCCAAATAGTATTATTGATAGATTAAATACACCATATTCTGAAAACTTCTCAATTGACCTTAGTTTAATGGCATCAAAACTTGTTTATTGGGAAAATTGCCAGATTAATAATAATTACAATCAAGCAGCACAAGTTTTTACAACAGTTAAATATCCAGCTGCAGCACAAATTCAACCTGCTTATTGTGCAACAGCAGTAGATGCAAATATGAATGCTGTTGGTGATATTTTACAATGTAACGGTGCAATAACTCAAGCAGCTACGGCAGTTGGTTTTAACTCTCATAATGTCTTAGATTATGCAGCAAATAAAGTTCTAACTACATATCCATATTTTGGTTCAGATTTAGAGCTCGTTCCAAACCATGATTTGACTTATTTACGAGATCAATTAGGTCATGGATTTAAAAAAGTAGCATTTACGGCACAAAATCCAGCATTTAATCAAGCACAATCTGACTTCTATGTTTATGATGGCGTTGTTAATGACCACCAGTTAGCAAATAACGTTAAAGAAGTATATATGACCATAGAAGAAGAGGCATTCCAATATAAGCCATTCACAGATGTTCCTATTCCAGGTGGTAATAGAGATGCTCAAGTTGCTAAAATTAATCAACTTTATAAAGTTTCTGCACTTCTATCACAAGAAAATGGTTGTAATTCTAATAGAACTGGTGTAAAAGAAGGTAGATTAGTTCAGCTTTCTCATAAGTTTGGTTGGAGAGGACATTATAATGAACGTTTATATGTTCCTCAAATTAAAATAAATTATGGTTTTTCAATATACAGTGATTATACATCAGATGATGAACGTTATAATACTTTTGTTATTCCATTCGATGTATTTACTGAACAAGATGCAGCAGCCGTAGATACTCCAAGGCCATGGCCACCTGATAGTACATTTGAAGGATTCTATATAATTTCTTATGTTGATAATGGTAGATATGGTGATTTAAATGATGATGGACATGATTATCAGTGGAGAGAACCAGGTCGTGGCATTGGTAGTATACATAATTATTTAAATATTACTAAATCAGAAGTAATTCCAATTACTGAATATTTTACAGGATTTGCTGACGCAGAAAGAACAGTTCAAAATTGGACTCAAATTCCGCCTGTTCCATCAATTTCACGTAAAAAAGTTGTTGCAAAATATAGATGGGTTGCAGAAAATAATAGATATGAATTTATTGCAGCAGCTGATCCGGCTCAAACAACAACTGATTTTAGTTTGGCAGCAACAGGTTATTTCGCTAATGATATAACTACTATTACAGATAGTTCAGATACTGCAGAAACTATTGCATATAAGAAAGCTCATTTCTTTATGGATGTGAATAGAGTAGTATCGGCTGATGATGGTAAAAAATATCAATGTTATGGTCCAGTAGAAGGAGAACAATTAACATTTTATCCGGCTGGTAGCCAATCTCCATCTACATTACCAGCAAATCCAGATTTAGTAATTATAGCAGATAATTCTAAAGGTATGAATGAAACTGCAATAAATTTAACTAATGTAACAATAGAAGAACTTAACTGGCAAACACAATTTGAAAAAATTGCTGCTATTGAGCCAGGCTTCACTGTACATTTTATTAATGATTGGCCAGTAACAGCACCATATGCTTATAATTATGTATCATTAAATTATGCATTATATACTACAAAAGATAATAACCCAGATAATATTACATATCCAGAACCATGGTATAGATTAGGTATAAAAGGTAAATTTTATAATAATTTAGCTATGTCAACTCATGTTGATAATCCAGGATTAGTTGCTGCTGGAGAAAATTATATTGGTTATGATCCAGCATCATATTCAACATGGTTATATAATAGATCAACATCTATTAGAAACAATGTCAATGAAGCTAATAAAAATGTATCAACTCAAGATGACCAATTATTAAATTACTATAAGTATACTTATGAAAAATCAGCACCATATCCGTATACTGATTGTAAAGATGGTATACCTTTAGATATTAAGTTTGATTATAAAAATGATAAAACTGGATTCTGGTTTAAAATGCCAAATACAAGTGGTCATATAGAATATAATGATAAGATTCATTATGGTAGTAATGTTTTCAATATTGGTAAAACATTAAGTCAAGATTCTTTATTAAATGGCTGTTTTGTTTCGGCACAAAAAATAAGAAATGAATATAAGTGGATTACTAGTGGTTTTTCTGCAGACGACTTTGAAGGTATATATATTAGAGATAGTAAAGAAAAACCAGTAATGTATATTGATGTTGGTTTAGGTGAATGTACTGAAGGAACATCATGGACATTAAGTGCATATCCATCAGTTAATTTTGAAACTGAAAATAAAGAAAGATATAATACATTAATAAATCAAACTAGTGGATTACTTTTGGAGATAGACTAATGAGCAAACCATATGTATTTAATTCATTTAAACATCTTTTGTTTAAAACCGGCTCTGGTAAAAATGCTGATTTATATAATAGCATATATTTTGATGCATGGTTATGTCCAAAAGGTAGGAATTTTTCCGGAATTAAAAGAATAGATGCTAATCTTCGTACTTATTTTCCAGATCCAAATGGAAATGATAGTAGTAAAATGATTAGCTATGTAGCTAATTTAGGTTTATTACAAAGAGAAAATGTTTTCAGCGAAGATGGATTACCATCTGAGGATTGTTATCAGTCTGAAAATTTTTTAAATATTCCTGCTTCTGCCTATATTTTTTCAAAAAGACAATATCCGCAAGGTTGTATAGTTGATAGAGACTATAATTATCGTTCTTATGATTATTATGTTGATGATACAACATTAGATACTGTTCATAAGTATTATGATCCAATCATGAATCCAACAAATGATTATAATATAGAAAAAGTACGTAGTAATTTGGAAGCAAGAAATGGTTTTCATAGCGACGTAGAAAGTACATGGACATCTGGTTTAAAACCGTATTTTGAATCAGAATATGGTTTTACAAGTGGATATAACTCAACTGAATATGCTGCATATAATATTAAAGAATTGCCATTGGTTGAAAATCAAATAAATGTTAAATCTCCAGTAAGACAATTTGATATTCCTCCAGTAAATATGGTAGGTGGATCATTATTCATAACCTGGTATAATGGAGAAAGACAGACATTATATAACAATAATGGTAATTTAGTAACAGAAGAAATTGATCCAGCTACTAAAAAGAAAAATCCATTAGTGTTTAGAAATTTTCCAGCTAATAGTGCTAGTTGTATTCCAGTATGTTATATGGATTTACCACAGTCATATAATTTGAATAATGTTCTATTAAATATAGAATGGTCAGAAAATGGCTTATTTTCTCTAAAATAGAATATAAATAAAATATGCGAAATTTATAGAAAAAATTCCTTTTCTATAAAAAATAAAAATATTTTATTATATTTTATGTCTATATACGGTAAAAGTTATACACAAGGTATATACAACCCGACAAAACCAGAGAAATGTATAAACATAAATGGTGCAATGGGAAGTAAATGCAATACGATTACGTATCGTAGCAGTTGGGAATTAAAATTCATGAAATTCTGTGACAAGTATGATTCAATACTTGAATGGGGTTCAGAAGTTTTAAAAATTCCATATATTTCAGAAGTCGATGGTAAGCAACATACTTACATTACCGACTTCTATTTTGTTTGTAAGGAAAAGACAGGCAAGATAGTAAAATATATTCTTGAAGTAAAACCTAAATCTCAAATGCCGAGACTTGATGAATGTGGTCAGATTCTTTATCCTGATCCGCCGAAAGTCAGAAGTCAAAGAGCATTGAATGCTTGGCAAGAACGTTGCAATGTTCTAAGAGTTAATAATTCTAAATGGCAAGCAGCTCGTAGATGGTGTAGAGAACATGGTTTTGTTTTCAAGGTATTGACAGAAGAAGAAATCGGAATAAATTACTAATATAAATATATTTAAATAAATTTACTATATTTGAATTTATGGGAGTTTTTGATAATTTAAAAGAAGAATTCAATATTGAAGAAGCAGAATCACAGGTTAAGTCTGTGATTTCAACTGCTAATGAAAAGATTGAAGAAGTCAAAGAAGGTATAAAGACACAAAAGTATACCATTGAAGATAAGGAATATATTAAAGCCGAACTTCAAGATTTGATTGCATCTGACCGTGAAGTCATGGAATCTTTAAAAGACATGATTGTAAATGGCGGTGGAACTCCAAATTTATATGCCGTTTATGCAACGGTTTCTAAATCTGTCAGAGAGAATGTTCAACAATTAAAAGAACTTTGCAAAGACATTACAAATTATCAAGTTATTGAATCTAACGAAGAATTCAAAGAAAAAGCTTTGGCAAGTAAAGAAAGACTTGCAGAAAAGAGACTTGCTGGTAAGAGTAATGGAAACAATGCCCCTGGACAGATTACTCAAAATAATACGTATATTTTTAATCCAAAAGAACAATACGAAGTAATGAAAAAATTAGATATACCGGCAGTTCAAGTAGAACATCCGGATTTTGATTTGTCGTAGAGGTAAAATTGTTGTTTTCTGTATATTACAAGATAGAACATAGGGAAGAATTTCTTAAAAAACACTTTGATAAAGTTTTCAAAACTTATACTGAAGAAGAAAAAGAAATTTCTATTGATCGTCTTACAGATTTAATGGAATTAATGGTAAATATGCTGTTAACAGGTGATAAATGTGGACTTTATGACCTTTTAACAAAGAAAAATACAAAATCTGCAAGAGTTTTCTTCAATTATTTGACTTGTTCAAATATTCGTAGTATAAATAAAGAAATGATTAAAGACAGAATTAACGAAGTCTTTAAGATTTAAGGAACGCGATTATGAAAAATATTAAAGAAATGTTAGATGCCGTAATTGAACCGATCAAGCTCGGTAGTGATTCCGGTTTTTCTAATTTTTTAACTGAAGAATCAGATTTTGAAGGAACTAGAATCATAACCGAAGAAGATGATCCATTTGGTGGTGCAGGTGGAGATATGGGTGGTGGTGATGCTGGTGGCGGAGATGCTGGCGGTGATCCATTTGGCGGTGGCGGAGACGCCGGCGGAGCAGGTGGCGGTGCTGACCCATTTGGTAACGATATGGGCGGTGGAGCTGGTGGTGGCTCTGATAATGGTGGTAATGGTGGCGGTGCCGAAGGTGGTGCCGAAGGTGAGGACGATGAAGAAAAAGACCCAGATGAAAATCCGGCTTTAACTGACGGTTCTCATGATCCTGACCCAGAATTCAATCAGGGTGAAACCGATCCAAATGACATAACATTGTCTAAGAATGCTTCAATTAGCAATAAGTTCAATATCACAGATATTATGAAGACTGTCTCGACAGTTATTCAGACATTGAGTGAAGACCAACTTGTTGAAATTGAAAAGGTAAAGAATGATGTTGAGTTAATATTTAATGGCTTCTTGCTCAATGAAGAAGATCTTGAATTCGATAATGTAGAAAATGCAATATTCTTAATTGAAAAGATTGCTGAAAAGTTAGATATTAAGCCAAAGTCTTATTTAATCCGAAAGATGAAAGAACCTTTGATTAAGAAGCGTGATAGTATTAAGCAAGATATTGCCACTAAGAAGGGTGAACTTAATACGACTCGAGACATTCTTACAAAACTTGATACTAAGATATAAAAAGAAAACCGGTTTAAAAACCGGTTTTTTATTTTATTAAATATTTTTTAGTTCAAGTCAAATTCTGGAAGCTCAGACTTTTCACCTTCTGTTTGACCATCGTCTTCCATAACAGGTGATTCTGTCTGTTCTTCAACTACTGGTTTTTCCTGAACTGTCTCAACCACCTCTTTCTTCTTTCTTGTTTTCTTAGGCTTATTTTCAACAACCGGAGTTTCTTCAGTTGCTTGTGTTGTTTCAACATTTGTTTCAGGAACATTTGTAACCTCTACTTTATTTTCTTGTGCTTGTTTTTGTGCCTTCAAATTGGCAATAAATGCTTCATATTCAGCTTCGAAAGTATCTAATGCTGGAGTTCTACGAGAACTATAACCACCACGACCGTGACGTTCTGGAATAGCAGGTGCTACAGGTTCTGGTAAATCTACGCCAATTAATTCAGCACGTTGCTTGTCCATTTCAGAGTATTGAGTACCATTATGAATTGAATTATAACGGTCTTTCATACGTGCCTGTAAATCGGCTAAAAAGTTCTTATTTCTTGTATTGATTTTTCTTCCCATTTTATTATTCCTTAATATGTAATAACATTGTTTCAGGGACATTATAGACTATATATCCTGGTGGATTAGTTTTATTTCCCTTAATAATTTTTAGTGTAAATAAATTTATACTATTTATTGGATCTGACTGACCAATTATTTGATAAATACATTCATCGCCATTTACATTACTTGTAACTTTATCATTTACTTCAAATGGACGATATGTTTCTTCAATTTCTACCCCATTAGTAGATTTTTCAATATTTTCGGAATTTATAGTTTTTGCATTCTTAACGGCAACAGTAAGATCACGTGCAATCCATTCAGGACAGTTCTTACTACTTACTACTTTTTTAATTCCATTTAATAAAATATTTAGTTGTTCTTTACGTATATCTTCCATTAGTCACTACTCAAATTGTCTTCATCTTTAAATAATATCTTTAGAATATGAAGCTCCTTTTTAAACTTCTGTAAACAGTCAGATATTGTTTTGTCAAAGTCATTAAGATGAGTACTAATTTGTCTTGCGACACGGCCCGCACTAGCAGCTCTGGTTGGCGGATAGTTATATGATTCAAAGCCCTTCATGAAATCTGCACTTGGTTTTGATAAATCAGGAAGTTCTTTCTTAAAAATTTTTGCATAAAGTGTCCAACATGCATTTTCGAAACTTTCGATAGTATTAGCAAGTTCGACGCCTTCACGTAATTTACGTTTTTTCTTCTTTTTCTTCTTTTTCTTTGGAATCTGATTTAACCAATATCCAGGGTGATGAGCATCAGGAACGCCTTTATAAAGTGGATTAACACTAAATGGAGAGCGTTGATATAATAATCCCATACGTTGAGGACAGCAACCTTTGCAGTCACCGCCATGTGGAATACCTTGATCAGCACCAAGCGGAGCACCAACACCGATTCCAAAATCCTCGTCTAAAACCTTATATCCGTTTTTCTTAAGAACTTCTACAGCTTCTTCTAAAGTCATAAAAACCTAGCTAATCTTTAAATTATACTTATTATTTATATCAGTTACGTAAGAATTCCATTTATTTCCATGCGCATAGTTCTCTAAATACAGAATTTTATTGAATAAATCTGTATTTTCTTTATTATATGCATCAAAAGCTGCAGCGATTTCGCCACCAGTAAGTTCAAGGAATATCTTATAATGTAACATTTCATGAAGCATTGTTCTTTCTAAAGCTTCATAAGGTCTTTTATGAGTTTTGGAGATTTCAATCCTTGGATTCTTTAAAATTTTATTTTCAAAGTCAATATCAAATTTGAAATAACCATTGACTTCAGAACTATCGATGATATTGACTGGAATTTTAATCAAAGAATTATCAAAATACATGTTATTACATGCATCAAAAATTTTGCTTAAATATTTTTCAGTCAATTCAAAATGTTTACTAAAAAGATTCATAATCTCGCCATGATGATTTAAGGAAATCTGTTCTATCCTTTGTAAATGTTTTGCCATTAACGGTTACAGTTACAGTTCTCGAAGTAGATTCTACAACTTGAACTTTTACTGGACAACATGCTTTTACTTCAGGAATTTTTGTCCAATAATAGTAACCATCTACTATATTAAACCCATACTTTTCTTTTTCGCTCTGATATAATCGTTCACATTCTGGACAACGTGGTTTTGGCGGAGGTGGAAAAAACATATTAATGCTTCCTTAATATAGTGTCTAACTCACTGTTTAACTGTCTGACAACATATTGTTTAGAGATTATCTCGGAATTTAAAAGATAGTTTTGAATTCTCTTATCTTTATATAAACCTTTAATCCAGTTGACAGAAGATAAACAATACATTTTTGGACGTAACCATTCTCTAAGCTTGAACATTAATAAATCAAGATTAGAAATTGCGTTATGTTCTTCCTGGGTTTTCGGATTTCTTATCAATTTTCCATTACGGTCAATAAGACCTAATTTATAAGCCTTTGTTGTCGTTGGAATAGTTGTAATAGATTTAAGAAAAACAAAAACAAGAACATTATCAATGTCCCTATTATGTGTACTTAGGTTTATTTTCTTATTATGAGTTTTTAAAGAATATAGTGTTTCACGTGCTTCTGTTAATATTCCATTTGCTTCAAAATAAGCAGACATGGTTTCGGCATTGTTTACTAAACGCTGTAAACCAGAAACACTATTTTTATCTTCTAAGGCGTAAAAAAATCTTTCCCAGAGTTTTTCCATACAATATTTATAGCTTTAATGACACCATTCAGTCTCATTGATAGAATTTCCATCATCGATTATTTCATCACAATTATAATGATATGAACAAGATTCTTGTTTAGGTCTATACATTCTTTGTGTTCCTAAATATGGATCTTGTTGTGTAGAAGATGAAATTTCTGTTTTAACTTCCATCGGTGTTCCGTCAATATCTGCACCTTGTTTAGTACTTTTTACAGTTTTATGAGTAATCGGGTCAGTTCTGACGTCACCAAAACTTTTCTTAGATTCTGATTTCAAAAAATTGTTATATTTCTCAGAAATAGAATCTGCAATCTTCTTCATCATACTTCTAATATTTAACATATTATGAAGTTTTGTATTTGGGTCATCTTTTAAAGTTCTTTGATGAGCAATCATACATGTAGAATCACTACAGTATTTTTCATAACCTCTAATAACACTTATGAACGTCGTTTCTTTATGACATGTTGGACAATATCCTTCATCTTCTTTTCTGACATAAGTATCATAATAGAGTTTTGGATTATAGATATTATGCTCTTTTTTCAAGTGATTATTAAACTTTTTTGATGCCGCATTAGCAGAATCGGCAGAAATCATCATATCACAGATTTCACACTTTAATTCTGTATATTCTTGTTGTTTTGGCGCTTTATTACTACAAGTTGTAGAACAATATTCTGCATAACCTTTATTTAAACCATTATAAGTGGTCGGTTTTCCACAGATTTTACAGATTCCTTCACCTTCTTTCTTAAGAAACTTGTCATAATACTCTTGCATGCCCAATTTATGGTCATTTTTGATATGAAGAGCAAAAGACATAGCGTCTTCATAGGTTCTTCCACATATTTTACATTCGTAACTCATCGTTAAATATTTATAAATAATATAAAATCAATAATAAGGTTTAAAAATATGGCTGAAATTGGAAATAAGTTTATTTTTACTACAGAAGGTCGTACTTCATTAGTTGCCCAGCTAGGTGGTATACGATTTTCAGTTTTAGGTGCAGTTTTAATTCAGGGTCTTAAACCAGTTGAAGTACCAGAAGATAAAAAAGATACTACTTTTGAAGATGCTTTCAAAAATTTGACATTAGAAAGTCTTTCACTTGATAATGGTGTTGTATTAGGTTTAAAAAATGTTGATTATAGTGCATTAGGTAATCAAAAGATTTATCCAGTAGCACTTGATAGTTATCAGAGTGCAGTTAATAATATTACACAGAATTTAATTCCTTTGCATTATGTTCCAGCACAGGAAGTAGAAGATACGATTGGAAATGTTTATGGTATCTATGAATTAGATGTTGACCAAACATTATTATCTTGTAATTTTGTCGGTGATGATTCTGATGTTTCTTTTGCACATATTGGTCTTATTGGTAAGCAATATACACAGACTGATGATGCAACATATAATGTTGATCACACGCAAAAACCAATATTAGTTGGTATTGCTCAGTTAGATGGTGATTATGACGAAGAAACAAATGTTTATGAAGGTGGTATTCAACTTCTTGCCGAACAAAATCAGTATGTCAATATCAAATTAAAGCTTCGTTTTACATTAGACGAGCGTGATCGTGATATTGCTCTTGCTATTAATACTGAAGATCCAGATACTAGGGCAGTTTTAGCTATTTCTGATAAACTTTCTTTAGTTAATAATGGTCTTAAGACCAAGGCAAAGGAAGGTGTCAAAGTCGCAGCTGATAAGAGTATTATTGAAAATTTCAACCTCAATAAGGAAGGTGCATTAGCAACAGATAAGACTTTAATGGTTGCTGAAACATATAATGCTGATGAACTTGAAAATGAATGGAATGGTGTTGGTTTGATTCATCTTATTAACCGTGAAAATCAGGAAGATGATGATGAAAATCCATATACTCCGCAAGTTGTTTTATCTACAATAGAACATTATGAAAACTTGGAGACTGAACCAGTCGTAAGTTATAACGTCATGATGTTATTGCAAGGTAAAGGCAAAGACGTTCCAACAATAAATCTCGAATCTAAATATGAAGACATTGTTGCAGAAGCTAATGAAGCAATGGGTCAAGAAACAACTGGTGTTGCATATCAAGAACAATATTTTAAAATTAATGGCACTGAATGCCCAAAATTTGTAATGTCAACAAAACCAGAATATGATAATATTGCAGTAGACATATTTGGTTTAAATAATAATATACTTGATGATGGTAATCCAGATAAATTTTTATTTACGAAAAATAATGTTTCTCATGTAAATGACATTAATGCTAAATTAGATGAAAATATTATTATTGGTGGTAATAACAATCTTGTTGAGGCAAGACATTCAAATGCATTAATTAATTCATGGTATAATGTTACTCGTAATGAATGTGAAGACAATACTATAATAAATTCAGATTCTAATATACTTCAAAAATTTACTGATACTTGCGTTGTTTTAAATTCAAATTATAATACATTTAATATAAATGCACTTTTACCAGATTATGAATTTGATTGGTGGTATGATAATATAAGACTTACTACAGTTATAAATTCTTCTGAGAATAATATTCACAAAGTAAAAAAAGCAGTATTATTGAATGCTAATAATAACTTAATTAATGCAGGTGTAGGTTGTATCGGTGAAGGATGTGAACCATCAGAAAATATTAGTATAATTGGTGGTGAATATAATTCTGTATATAATTGTAATAATTTATACATATTAGGTTCTTATCATCGTGTATTCATGGATAATACTGATTTTGAAGATGGAATTAATAAGAGAACATTAATATTAGGTCAAAATAGTGACTGGAATTGGTCAACTATGCGCAATTGGAAGTCCAGACCAGGTATTATCTATGGTAATGGTAATGAAAATGGTAGTAATGAAAGAAATGCATTAGAATTCTTCCCAGATGAAGGATTGTTAAAACTTTATGATAAGTCTGGTAATTCTACTGTAACTATTGGTGGCGATGTTGGTATTAAGGTTGATAATACTACTAACTTTAATATGGACATGAAGTCTTTGAATTTAACAGATAAACTTTTACTTTCAAAGGGTAATAAGTCAATAACATTATCAACTGTTGATACAGAAAATATTGTCGTATCGGATGGTGATAGTCAAAACACACTTAAATATAAATCTAGTAATAATATATTGACTCTTAATGGTCATGGATATGAAGGTAATTACTCTAATAGTTATTTAAATTTTAAATGGAATTCTTATACAGCACAGATTGATCCTAGTGAATTTAGAATTGACTCTCAGGTTAATACTACACCTAATAGAATGTCAATAACAGATACAGGACTTGTTATTAGTAAAAGTAATAAGCCAGTAGTTACAATTAATAATGACACTTATTATCAAAAAGCAAGAGTAGATATTTTATGTGGTATATTATATGGTGTAAGTAACATAATAAATGCAAAAGTTACATATTATAAAGGTCCAGCTGAGTTAGGAGCCTGGTTCCGTACTCTTTGGGAGTCTGCACCGCCTATTGCATGGTGTGATGATGACGATGATAAAAAACCAAGACCTAATGAAGCTATTTATTGTTGTAAATATAATGGTGATTGGAAAGCATATAGACTTGACGAAAATGATACAGGTAGTTATACAAATAAAATAGCATGGTCTGTTTTTGAAACTTTAGTAGCAAATAATACTAATAATTATAGTCATCCATATAAATGGAATAATGATAATAGCAAATTCTTCTATATGATAAGCACATTACCAGAAATTACAAGAACAGTAGATGAAATCGAAATTAATTTATATATTGATGATATAGTAGGTATGAATATTGGTTTATTATGGAATTTGCAGCCATATAATTCTTGGGCAGATTCTTATGGACCAATGGTTAAATTAAATGTTATTTTGTCAAATGGTTTATTTGGTAATGGCGAAGGCGAAGATTTCTATTATTGGAAATGTTTTAATGCAACTTCTAAAAGTTCATCAGATAGTCCAACTGAAATGGATTATGAAAGAATAAGCTTAACATATGATAAGCCATTAACTTTAGTATCAAGACCATTATATACTTCTGTTGGAACACCTACAACAAATATTGGTCCAGCTAATAAAATGTGGGGTTGGTATAGATATTATGGTTATTAATAAATAAACAAAAAATTAAAACCTTATACATTACGTATAAGGTTTTTTATTTTATATTTTTTAAGATTTTAGTTCATTTTATATTTTACATTAATTTTATTGAAGAGAACTGGTAATTCCATATCAGTACTGAAATTTACAATATTATTATTGTCGTCCAAGATAGAATCACAAATACCTGGCTTAATTAATGGATAAATATCCATAATTAATTTTGTAGCAGCTTCCCATTCTTGAGAATCATAATCAGTAGATTCATTAATTGCTTCTCTACCAGCATCTGTATTTTTATATGGACTTAATATCATATTAGGAACTACGTAATTCCAGAAGCTATCTTCAGAAATCGATCTACTTTGTGGGCTATTTAAGTTACCCCTACGTAAAATAGTTTCATCCCTGATAGTAAATTCTGCATTTCCAAGCGCATTAATTAATATATCTATTTTATATGGTAATTCTATTGCTCTTTGAACACTTGTAATTTCTTGCAATTGATGTGTTTGATCAGATAACCAATATTTAAGTAAGAATACTACAAGTTCAAAATCATTAAGCGAAAGTTTATAGTCACCAATATTATTTTCAGAAAGATTAGATGTAGATTCATAATCTTCATCAGTTTTAGTGATAATTTCTAATTCAATAACACCATCTTCTGTAGCATTTCTTATTTCAGCATCAGAACTAGCACTTAAATCTACAGCAGTTGTACCAGCATTACGATAGAAATCCATAGTTCCTTCACGTTGAAGTGTTAATGGATATAAGTAAATATATTTATCATCAGATGATGTTTCACAAACAATATCATATGTTTGTTGATTTACATTATAACTAGGACTTGAAGGATTATGATTACTATCTACAAATTTAATTTTAAATGTTACATTTCGTTCTCTAAAGATTGCTTCATTTATGCTATTACCATTTTGGTCAACTTTAGAAATTTGAATAGCATTCCACCAACCACTTCCGTATCTTTCATTAACTTGATAATCATATTTAACAGCAGAACGTGCAGCAGCATAAGAATTTAAATCGTAATCTTGTATAATACGGAAATCACTATTATACAAGTCATTCCATTTAAATCTCATTGTTGGAGATTTAATCATGCTAGAAATCTTAAAGTCAATATCTACAGCTTTAGTTCTATCATTCTTATTATATAAGTCAATAATTTCAGATTTATAAATACGTCTATCAGATGCAAGTTTTTGATCAAGATATTCGTAAACCTTATTTTGCATTTCTTTAGTATAAGCTTCAATATCAGTTAATGGATCAACGTAGACTGTTCCAACAGCATCAAAATATTGAACAAATGGAACCATTGGAAGTAAGATACTATTAACTTCAATTTTATGCTTACAGTTATCATAGATTAGTCTTACATTCTTAAGCCATTGTTCATCCGCTTCAGATTTGAATATCTTATTATAATATCCTTCATAAGAGTAAAGCATTTTAATAAAGTCACAAATATGGTCCAAATACTTATCACCATAAATTGTAACAGCATCATTATTTTCATCATGACCAGTTAATAAGTTAACTGGTGCCCAGTTTCCGTTATTTTTCTTATAGAGATGTCCAAGAATTGAGTAGAAAATATTATTCTGAATAAGTTTGTGAACAATATTTTGTGGTAATTTCTGTTGAACTTCTTGCTGACCATAAACAAGTGCATTTTGAACAGTTATTGGGCTAGTCAAGCCTCTAAAGTAAGAAGTATAGTCATCTTTAGTAACAAGCTTTCCGCAAGAAGAGAAGTATGCAGGAGCATTAATCTTGATACTATCCTGTGTTTCAAAGAATTCACCACCGTAAATATCAGAATTAATAATGAACTGAACGTTGTTAGTTACGTCAATAACATTACCATCAACAGAAACATTGATTTGATTATTGTGGGACATAACAGAACCTTTAACACCAGTTACATTACATTCTTTACCCTTAGTGGCAATATACTTAACATAGATATTATCATTATAAGATTTCAAACCAATATCACAGATTTTTGGTTCTGTGCTAAAGCTTAATCTAACAGTTTTATCGGAATTAGTATCAATAAGACAGATTTTGAATTTATTATCTCTTGGTTTATCTGCTGGCCAGTTTACAACTTCTTCATTTAAGTGAATTGCTTGTGTTTCAATAGTAAAGAGGTTATCCTTTTCCATTGCGGTATCAAGATCAGGCCCGATACCGACTTTACACCAGCTTAAATCTTTATAGAAAGTATTATTTTTGTAACCATACGGGTCACGCTTACCATACCAGTCAGAAAAGTCAAGGTCATTAATATCATAGAACTGGTTAGTCTCGCCAATTTTATCCATATTTGCAGTTCCAAGGATTTCTATAGTTTTTCTTTCACCTTGGAAGCACTTAATAGGAGTAGTATACTTTGTATCGTAATAAGAAATACCAGCTAATGGAATATAGACTGCTTTTTCATTAGGAACAGAGAAATAAAGTTCCTTAACCCAGTCATTAGATTGACCGTTAATAACGTCGTCTTGAGTTAATTTATAGCTATATCCACTGTCAAGAATATATTTATTACCATTGAAAGATAAATCCATATTTTCTTGGCTAAAGAAGATTTCTGTTCCAGCTTTAATTCCTTCTGGGAGTGGTCCTTTTAATCTGATTATAAGTTCACATCTTGCTGGAATTGCTCTTCTAGGGTTATAACCAAGACCTTTAGCATGCTTGATAACACTAGAATCTAATCGAGCAGTGGAAATAAACGATTCTTCTGCAGTTCTCTGTAAATAAAAGTTTGTCATATCCATACATGCACAAAGCATTTCCTGGAACATGCCATAAATTGTAGCAGAACCGATATTCTTAAATCGCGGGTCAGAATTTAATCTAGCTCTGAAATCTTGTAGGAGCTGTTCGTAAGTTACATTTAAATAATTCATGTGATTCTAAACCTTTCTAAACTTTTATATTATTTATAATCTTTAGAAGCCTTCGGAGAAATTTTTAGGTAGTCACATTATAAATAATACAAATAACAAATAATCTTAGAAGGAAAAACAATGAATCTTAATTTTTTAAACCCATTTAGCTCTGAATTCTTAAAAACTTCCCCGGAACATAGTGAACAACGTGCAATCGAAGCTGCACGTAATTCTTATGGTAAAGGTGAAGATACAATTGACTGGAATGCAATAGCAGGAAGTTACAATAACAATGGTTATGTAGATCCAGCAACACCTTATGACCAAAATAATATTGTTTTTGAAACATTATTTACAAATAAATGGCAAAAAATTTCTTGGTATCGTTCTATGGCCATGTACCCATTGGTTGGTAAAGGTCTGAATATTATGGCGGACGAAGCAGTTTGTCCAGACGCACTTGGAAATGTTGCAATGTTCGATATTGAGGAACCGTTCAAATCTAAATTTACTGCAACAGAATTTGCAGCATTGAAGATGGAATTTGACTATATTGTTGACTGTGTTATTGGTAAAGAAAATATTTGGGATTATTATTATAAATGGCTTGTTGATGCCGAACTCTTCTGGGAAATTTGTTTAAATGATGCAGGTGATAAAGTTGTTGGTATTAATACTTTAGCACCTTATGCAATGCTCGTAATTTATGACAAAGATTCTGATAATATTAATGGTTATATTGAAAACATTAATTATCTCAATCAGGCACAGGATAAGACTTCTGAAATTAAGAAGTTCCTTCCTAACCAAGTTGCTTATGTCAGATATCCGTTAATTTGGACAAATAGAAATGATATTCGTGGTCATTTGGAACGTTCTATCAGACCATTGAACCAATTAAGAAATATTGAAGATGCTTTGACTGTTTATCGTATCACTCGTGCAACTGAACACCGTGTATTTAACATTTATACTGGTAGAATGCCGAGAACTGATGCTGCTGCTTATGTCCAGGAAATTAGAAATAAGTATCGTAAGAATTTGACTATTGATAATACTACTGGTATGGTCAATGCCGTTAAGAATACTCAAGCAATGACTGAAGATTTCTTCTTCCAGAAGGATGACTCTGGTAACGGTTCTACAGTTGAAACTTTCGCATCTGGTTCTACTTTTGATGGTCAGCTTCAGGATGTTTGGATGTTCCAGAAGCAGGTTATGGACGGTATGTTCATTCCTCAGGCAAGATGGAAATCTGATGAAGTTGGTGGTGCTTCTTATAATCCAGGTATTGATCAGGCTAACCACGAAGAAGTTTCTTTCCAGAGAGTTAATAGAAGATTAAGAAGAAGATTTGCAGATATTATCAAGCAAGTTTACCTCGTTCACTTGAGAGTTCGTGGTTATAAGGAAAAATTCCTTGATAAGGCTTTGTATAATATCGATTTACATCCAGCAACAGACTTTGAAAGAATGCGTGACTTGAACCTTGCTGAAAAACGTGGTTCTGTTATTGGTACTCTTTCTCAGTTCTTACCAACATCTTCTAATATTAAGCCAGGTGCTGAAGAACTTGCTCCAATTTTCTCTAAGCAATTCTTCATGGAGAAGATTCTCGGTATGTCTACTCAAGATATTCTCTTGAATAATAAGATGCTTGAATCTGAAATTAAACAGATGAGAGAAGAATCAGAAGCTGCACAGGCTGAAGGCGGAGAATCTCCAGATGCTGAAGGCGGCGGAAGCGACTTAGGTTTCTAATAGAAAATTTAGAATATAAAAAGAAAACCGGTTTTAATAACCGGTTTTTTAAATTTAATTTTTTTATCTATTAGGTGTAGATAACTTCGAATGTAGAGTAGCTGAATGTGCAGGTTCTGGTAATCTTAGAATCACCATTCTGGTCAAGAGAAACACTCTGGACAGTCTTTGGCCATACACGATAAAGTCTCCACTTCAACGGAAGAAGTTCTTTAAGAGTAGAATCATAAAGGAGAACTTCAACAGTTGCACAGTAACGAGAAGCGAAGTTAGAAAAAGCACCACCAGTAATATTATTAGTAGAACCACCAATATCGTCCTGGAAACCTTGGTTCATGAGAAGGTTTGCCCAACGATGTAATGCTTGAGAAATGGTAGTATCTTGGAATTCATCCCACTGAATATCAAAAGTACCACTAACAGTAGCCTTACCAGGATAGAGAAGTTTAGTTCCCATATATTGTGTATCAAGTTCACCAAATTCCTTTTGTGGTAATGTTGCTGTTCTTGCCTTAATCATTAAATCGTCGGCATCTAATAATTGTGATAATGGCGAATCGGATTCGTAAAGAAATCTAACCTGGAAAAGATATGCCTTAGCAAGGTCAGGTAAGTTAGCCAACTTACCCCAGACGCTCATACTTGTATCAAACTTTTGTGTTGCCATAATAGCTAATCTCCTTGAATTTTTTTATTCTTTATTATTTATAGAAAAATTTAGGAAAAATAATTAGAACTTAAAAATTCTGAAAAATCACATAAAACCGTTATAAATAATTATATAGTTTAAAACTTTGTGGAAAAGAAAAAAGGTTTATAATATTTATTAGGAGAAACGTATGGCAAAATATAGTACGCCAGGTATAAGATTTACAGAAATCGATAATACCATCCGTTCAGAAGCTGAACCAGGATTAGGTATCGGTGCGATTGTCATGAAGTCCAATAAAGGACCTGTTAATCAGCGTGTCGTTACCAGAAATTATAACGAATTTACAGAAATTTTCGGTGAACCAGAGACTTTGACCGACTATGGTCACTTTGCTGCAGAAAATTATTTTGCAAATTCGACTCAAATGTATGCCGTTCGTGCAACTATGGGTGATGAGCAATACTCTCAAATCCAGTTCACTTATGACGGTGCACCAGTAACCGCAACGAACAAGTCCAAGGACACATGTAAGTTCGTTTATGTCGATAACCAGAGCGACAATACGCTTAAGCTTTTGTCTCCATTGTCTGCTGTCACTCAAGTTGACGCTATGACCGCAGGTGGTGACTGGTTAGATAATCCAGATGGTCAATTCGGTTACACACTCAAGCAGCGTGCATATTATGGCACATTCTCTGATATTTTGTCAGAAACAGAAGATTTAATCATTTATAAGGGTAAGAATGACGAACACGGTGCTGAATCCTGGGAAGGAAATATCGTTGAAAAAGGTATTCACGTCATGTACCCATATTCTGTCGATTCTCAGGGTAAAAATCCGTTAATCGAAAATAAACTTTTGTTTACCGCTTCTGCATGGTATAATGAATCTGCTAATGCAACTCAGTGTGATGTTAGAAAAGTCGGAACTTTGTTCAAGACAACAGTTTCTGTTCCTGCTTCTGCAACTCTTAACAGAAAGCAAGTCAATATTACTTTCTACGGTGAAGAATCTGCAGTTAGTGGCTGGCCAACAAGCGGTGTTGCTTATCAGGATATTTTCACAGATGATAACTTCTTTGGTGATTTCCCAGGCCCATGGAAAGACGGAACTTCTGGTTATGGTTATGTAGACGCACAGCGTATGGAAATCATGGACTGGGACGATCCAGATATTAAGAAGACTTACTATGTTGATAGCGATAATTTCGCAAGTGGCACATCTGGTGTTTCTGGTATCAAATATACAGAATTCTTCAGTGTTGACCCAAGCTATGCAATTATCGGTAATCATCCGACAATGGATTTCGATGGTAAGGCTGGTGCTGATGCATTATTCTGCTCTGCAGTTTCTGAAATGTATTTGAATACAGATAAGACTAAGGTTGCATATCTCGGTAATGATGATATTGATAAGCGTTCTCCAAGAGACGTTATCATCGATATGCTCGATGCTTATAGCTGTAACGACATTTCTGATATTAACGAATACTTCTACCTCAAGTATTACGATGCAACAACCAAGTCCATCGTTGAAAAGATTATTAAGGAAGATGCAAAGGATTGCTTCGATCCTAAGGGTAAGTATTTCGACAAGCATGTTGAAAAGTATTTGTTCTGGCTCTATGCTGGTAAGGGCGAAAACAAGCTCACAAAGGCTCCAGTCTATATTGCTGATGAACCAGAATTGGTAAGCTTGCCAATCGATAACACCTATGTTTACACCGATGGTGAAACTGGTGAAAAGATTATCAGAAATAATATTGTTGCTAACCCATCTTCTTATATCTTCAACTCTGTTGATAAGACTTATGCAGATGGTTATACTGTTAGAACTGAAGCTGACGATGAACCAGGTAATGGTGACATTGAACAGTACAAGTCTGTCTTCGATGATCAGCTCGTTATTGCTTCTATTGGTCCTGGTAAGTATGGTGATGATATTGGTATTTCCATCATCACAACTGAATGTTCTGAAATTCCAGCATTAAATCATCAGAATGCATTTAACTGGAAGTACAGATATGATGACGAAGACCGTGTTAACAATGATACAACTCCATATAATGAAAATGAAATGGATTTGACTTGGAAGAAGGTTTTCAGAATTAACGTTTACATCAAGTCTAAGACACAGACCGCAGAAGCTGCTTGGGGCTTTGGTATGGATGCTCTCCTCAAGGATCCTGCAGAATCTTGGTATGTTTCTACTGACCCGTATGCAAAGGACGGTGAAGGCAACAGTCTTTACGCTCCAACTGTAATTAACGGTCATTCTGATTATATCTACGTTTCTCGTGCTTCTGTTACTGATGCTGTTAACGGTGTTGGTAAGTATACTCAACCAACCCAGACATTCGCAATTTACGGTTTAACTGGTGGTAAGAATTCTGAAAAGAATAATATCGCTGAAAAGACCGCAGCATTATCGCTCTATTCTGATAGACGTCGTGCACCATTCGATATTCTCTTTAACGTCGATGCAATCGATACCTTCAATGGTCGTCAGCGTTACAACGCTCACCAGAGAAAGATTGCTCAGATTGCTGCAGCAAGAACTATGGATATTGGTGTTGTTCAGGTTACATCTAAGTCTGCAAAGACTGCTAAGGCTATGTTATCTGAATCTAAGATGTTCAACTTCAACAAGGGTGATTATGTAGCTGAATACGGTGGTTACGATAAGTATTACAATGGTACACTTGCTTCTTGGATTTACTTACCTAAGTCTGTTGCTGGTGCTTGTGCTATGGCTTACTGTGACACATTCTCTTATTCTTGGATGGCACCTGCTGGTGTTGCTCGTGGAACAATCAACTATACCAACGGTCAGTTGCTCAAGTTGACAGACGACGAAATCGGTCAGCTCTATGACAACAACGTTAACACAACACGTGACTGTGGTAACTATGGTGTTGTTCTTTGGGGACAGAAGACTGCTCTCAAGAAGAACAGCTTGCTCAACAGAATCAACGTCCGTCGTTGCTTGAACTTTATCGAAAAGCGTCTTGAAAACATGATGACTCCGTACCTCTTCATGCAGAACAGTGTTAACACTCGTGCTTCTGCAAGAAACGACATTGACTCCTTCTTACAGAGAGTTAAGTCTGCAGAAGGTATTGACCGTTATCAGGTTAGCGTTACTCAAGACCCAGAAGATCCGACAATCATGAATGTCAATATCATTGTCTACCCGACAAGCGCTATCGAATTCATCGATGTTAAGATCATTATTAACCGCTCTACAGTCACTGTTACTGAAGAATAAGTTAATAAAATATAGAATTAAAGACACCAGTTTCTGGTGTCTTTTTTTATTATACCCTTTTAAAACTATAAATAACAAAAGAGGAAATCATGGATTTTAACATATCTGAAAACAGCACAGACACACGTTATTTTTTAACTGTTGAATTTACTCAGCCAATTTTGCCATTTTTAACTAATGGAACATTTAATATATCAATTAAAGATATGTTAATGATGACTACAATAAACATTGATAGTTTAGATGTTTTACTTAATCAATATGGTTTGACAGTTCCTTATAGAACTTCCATTCAAGATCAGTTAGATAATTCTTTAATTAATAATAAAGGTATTGTTATAACAATTCCTAATGATAATACCTTATCTTTTACAATGATTCCTCGTTGCATGGAAATAAACACCAATAAGATTATTGGTTTTTATGATTCTATGATAAATATTCATGCAGAATATAATGCTGTAACAGTAGATGTAAATACTACTGCAAAATTATATCCAAGATTAGTAAGATCTGATACTTTAGATAAATATGCACCTGAGCCAGATCCAGTATTACCATCTGATGTAGATAGATGTTGTTATACATATCCGGATATTTATCAGGATAGTACAAAGAAAATTACGCATAATGTTGTTTACAATACAGATTCTGAATTTTATGCTAATTCAACAACTTCTGCAAATACCCCACCTGAAGAAGTTCCATCTTATGTTAGTAAGTTAAGTGCATATTTTACAGCAGAAGAAGCTGACGGTTTTATTCCAGACTGGAAGAATGCTGTTTCTTGGTTATATAATGATAGAAATAAATCTCATGTTGATGTTGATTGGGAATGTTTAGATGAAGAACCAACCGTCTATAATACATATGTTGTAGGTAATTCAGATGATGTTGAAATTCAAGAAAATTATTGGTTAACTATTTCTGCATATCAGATTAATCAATATGTTTTTGCTAAAAATTTACCACCAAATAGATATGAAAATAAATTGTTCTTTGGATTGAGTGCAGAACATATCGATATTTATCCACCACTTGAGCCAGTTCATGAACTTTATATGCCAGATACTCTTATAATTACACCTGTAAATCCAACATATGTATTTGTTGGTGATGATACTCATACAGAATATCCATGTCCAACAAGAGTATTGGAAATTAATGATTATAGTTTACCACCTATTGAACAAGATGGTGTTGAACATTTTGAAATAAATTTGGATCCAAATGGTAATGGACATAATGCATTCTTATTTAGTGATCCACAATATAAAAATATCGTAGCTTGTAATTTAAATGTTCGTTATTTTGATGTTAATAATAATATGATTCCTCATGGTGCATTACCTTGGGACTCATTATATGGGTCAAATGGTTATAATTTACCTGATATTACAGCAACAAATTCTATAATTGATGTTTCTATTAGTGCTATAGAAAACGTATTATTACATTATGATAATATTGATCATGCTGTTGTATCTGCTCATATTGAAGTTGAATTAGATAGTGATTTAGTTGATGAAGATTCAGAAACACATAAAGTACCAATCGAAGAAGCACCATATTGGATAAGTAGAGATTATGCACTTACAACAGGTTGGAGATATATTGATTCTGTTCAAACAATTTGGAATAAGTATGAACATCCAGCACCAGTAGTAGAATATCGTGCTCCTGCACAAATTAATATGAATATTCTTCCGCAATATGCATCGGTTAATAATCCATCTTGGCAGACATCTCCAAATCGTATTTTAAATGTAAATGCTAATACTCCAGACGATATTGAATTTGGTAGAGAATTGCTTACAATTTCTATTAATCCAAGTAATTTGAATAATTTTATTACTAGTGCATCTGATAGATTAGATGTAACATATTATATTAATTATCCAGGTTCTCATAGAGGTGAGGATGCAACATTAACAACTACATTTGGTACTGAACCAGTTCCTGAAACATATACACTTAGTGTCCCTGCTGATACAAGTGAACCATTAACTGCAAATATTAATTTATCTGGTGAGTTAGATGAAGATGCAACAATTACTATTGCAGCTGAACTTGTATTATATGATCCAAACGGAACAAGAGAACAAGAAATAAAAGATAGATATCATGTTGACTTATCAATGCTTCCAGATTGGAATAAGATTCCAGCAGTTACTTTGAATTGGACTAGAAGATATACAGATCCATTTATTCCAGACCCATGGACTGAATTTGATAAGTATGTTATCTTTACACAGTCTGAATTGGATATTGATAATTCTTATATTGGTGTTAAATCAATTACTGCACCATGTGTTAAGGTTAATAATGGTTCTATAGTTGAATCTGAATTATTCATTACTGGTAAAAAGAAAGTACAAGATACTACTAGCGCATGTCTTGCTTTTATTAATGCTAATACAACAAAAACATTGGCTGATGGAAGACATATAGATTATACTAGTGCTACGGAAGCAAGAGAAACTACAATATATGGGGGTCAATTACGTGGTTCTGTTAATGCATTAAGTGATTATAAAGTTCATATTGCGGATGATGCGGATTATCCAGAGTTTACTAATACAAATCCGTCTTATATTGGAAATATCGTAGATAACGATGGTTATCTTGAAGATTTAATTATGCCTATAGAAGAACCACCAGAATTAGTTCAATTAGATAATATGGAATTTATTGGTGAAGAATCTATTATCAGAGATACTGACGCAACAATTAATTTAGATGCGAGTGTTAATAATCATTATGATGTATTACAATGCGGTGATAGAGGTATAATTAATTTAAAGAAAGGAACTTATTACTTTAATTCTGTTACACTTGGTGTTGGAACACAAATTAATATTGAAAATAATCTTGGTGATAATGAATTCGTAAGAATATTTGTAAGGGGTGATTTCAATGCAGCAAATACAATCGATATTAATAATCCTAATGTAAATTTGAAATCATTTATGATTTATTCTCATGAAGGTAATATTGATTTTGCAGCAAAAACTTCAAATAATTTCAACTATGGTATTGCAGTTGCACCAGGAAAACCAGATCCAGATACTGGAAAACCAATGGCTGGAACTGGTGAAATAAGATTCCATAACTCTGTTATTTGGACTGGTGCATTATGGGCACAAAAAGTTGATCTACAAGGTAACTGTGAAGTTCATTCTTATGGAAATTAAAAAAAAGAAAACCGGTTTTAAAACCGGTTTTTTAATTTAAAATTTTTAATTATTAAACAGCTGCAGGTGCTGGAACATCATCGTGTTTGCAACATTTACAGCTGAAAATTTCAGTATCTGGACCGACCTTAGATGGTGGAAGCAACTTATGAGTATGACCGTCACCTACTGGTTGGCAAACACCGTCTTTAATAAAGTGAACGTGACCACCGACCATAGTAATCGGAGTTTCTTTATTAATATTTGATGGTTCGTTTAATGCATCGCTAGTTCTACCATAGCCAGTTTCATCAAAAATCCAGTATTCGTGATGATGTGGACCCATAGCTGAAGAACCTTCAAAAACGTCAGTCACACCGATTTGTGAAGTATTTTCATTTAAAGCCAATGCACATTGTTCATTTACATAATCTGCATATTTTTTCATAGTAATTCCTTTTAATCGTTATATTATTTATAAATAAATATAAGGAGAAAGCCATGAAAGATATTAATGAAGGTTTTTTTAAAGATAAATATCAGAGATATAAAGCAGCAGTTATTAGTATTTTAAAGTCTCGTGGTATTAATGCTTTGGCATTAGGACATTATTTAGACGCATATTGTAGAGATTTTTTTGCAGATAACATGTCTGCTGACGATTGTGCTACATCTATTGCAGAAAATAGACTTGCAAAAGAGAAAGCAATGGTTGCAGAAGCAATGCGAATTATGCGTGAACATGGGTATAGGGTAAAGCCATACAAGAAATAATATAAAAATATATCAATAATAGACCAACTATAAGATATAGTTGG